CAGGGAACGAATGTCCTCGGCTTCTCAGCCACAACAAATACGTCAGCGGCAATCACCGTTAACGTGGTTATTATCAAGCTTTCATAAGGAGGTTTGACATGGCAGACGAAATCAAATACGACTCCACACAGCCTGTCAGAAGCCAGCAGTCGGCAACCTATACTCCGACCGGGCTGAATGACCAGAGCAACCTGGATGCATACAACGCCAACCGTGAACAGAAGATCAAGGATGTTTATGGAGCGGCACAGCAGAATACTCTTGCAGGCCTGAAAACTGCTTATGACCAGAACCTTTCTGATTTGCAGGCAGCCCGTGAGAAGATCACTCCTCAGTATCAGCAGTCGGCAAATGCCCTTGCAGCTGAGTATGAGAGGCAGAAACGCAATACGAATATGCAGGGTGCTGCGAATGGCCTGAATACCGGTGCAGGATCACAGCTTGCTCTTGGACAGTCTGTGGCATATCAGCAGAATGCCGGCAATCTTGCCAGGTCCAAAAACGAAGCTCTCAATGAGGCGAACCGCGGCATTACCGACCTCGGTGTCAAATACCAGAACGAGATTGCACAGGCTGTGGCGAACAATGATTACAAGCTTGCTGCAGCGATACTTGACGAGTATGAGAATCAGTACAACCGTCAGATGACTCTTGAAAACCAGAATTGGGAAAGAGCACAGCAGCTTGAGAATCAGGCATATCAGAGAGCATACAACGAAGAGAATCGTGATTACAACAGAGCCTACGATATCGAGAACCGTGATTATAACCGGGCTTGGAACACTGAGAACCGTGATTATGAGCGGAACTGGAATCAGGACGAACGTGATTACGAACGCCAGAGATATGCTGATGAGACTGCTTATAACCGGGCATGGAATGAAGAGCAGCGTGGTTATAACCGTTACTGGGATGAAAACGACAGGGCTTATAACCGGAATTACAACGAAGAGAATAGGGACTATCAACGGGCATGGGATACTGAAAACAGAGACTATACCCGTGATTGGAACCAGAACGAACGTGATTATTCCAGAGCCTACAACGAGGAAAACCGCGACTATACCAGAGCATATAACGAAGATGTTCGTGATTATGAGCGGGCGTATAACGAAGAAAATCGTGACTATACTCGTAATTGGAATCAGGATGAGCGGGATTACACAAGAGCCTGGAACGAAGACGAGCGTGGTTATGACCGAACTATGACGGAAGCTGCAAACCGTGCTGAGTATGGTGACTTTTCCGGTTATGCTGCAATCTACGGACAGGGCATTGCAGACCAGATGCGTGAAGTCTGGATCGCACAGAATCCTATGGTTGCCTACTCTATGGGTGCTATCACGGCAGAAGAGTATCAAATGCTCACGGGTAAATATCCGTACAACAGTTCCGGCAGTTCGTCTGGATATAGTTCAGGCGGTTATTCCAAGGGCGGTGGTAAAGGGTACGGCAGCGGAACAGGGGCAGCAACCCTTGAAGATGTAGCCAGAGCAATCACCTACAATACCGCAGATGACAACGGGAACATTGTCCAGAGTAATCCGTACTACTTCGGAGAAGGTGCAGGCCAGCTGAATCAGGGTATCAACAGAACCTACACGGGTGACAATGGTTATTCTATTACTCTGACCGGGCTGAGCAATGCCGGTTCCGGTGAATCCTACGCAAGCGCACTTGCAAGAGCGCAGGCAGCACAAGACTTTTACGGGAACCGCACTGACATCTAAGGAGATGCTATGAAAACTACATTTACAGCTGAGCCGCTAACCCAACAGGAACAGAGTACCTATAATGCTCTGTATGATTCCTATAGCAATGGCGGGCCAGTTTTCAACACCGATGACTATCGTGCGTTCAGAGAAACCCTTGAGAATTCTGATCCCCGTCTCACAACGAACTACATCAGAGAATCGATAGGTTTCCGCAATGGCATGGATCCTGCTGTAAGTCAAAGCAAAAACTACCTGACGAACGGAAAGCTGGGGGCAAATCCTGCCTCCAGCTCATCGTCATCGAAATCTCCGGCAGAGGCTAAATACATCACAGCAAAAGATGCCCTTGATGCAGCCAAGCAGAACCTCAACTACGCTACTGACCCAATGCAGGAAAGCCAGATGCGGAAAGAACTCCAGATGGCTCAGCTTGCTTATGATGCTGCGAAAGAAGAGTTTGCCAAGTCCAAACTGCAAGAAGCCAACCTGATCACTGAGGACCAGGCGGCAGGCCGTGAACCGATTACACCCCGTAACGGAAGAAAATATGAGGGTGTAGGTAAAAAGGCTCAGAATCCCGAACGTGCTGCTGAAAGAGAATCCGAAATCACGCAGGCAAGAAATGCTCTTGAGACAGCAAAAACCAATATGGCATATGTCACGGACGAAGCATCCGAAGCAGAAGCACGGAAAGCACTCAACCAGGCGCAGGCCAACTATGACAAGGCAATGGGCAAGCACGTTATCTCTGATGAGGAACGTGTTGGCCTTGTTGGCAAGGGTGCGGCAAAAGGTTGGGGTACTGATATGCTTAATGCTGGTGCCACAACAGCAGCGGGACTCAATCAGCTTGGGCAGAAACTCGGTGGTGATACCGGAGAGTATGCAGGATGGGCAACAGACGAAGTCTCCCGTGCTGCTATTCCAAAACAGAATGACCAGAAGTATTGGGATCAGCAGCGCAAGGAAGTTGAAGACATCCAGGGAGTTTCTGACAGGCTTGCAGCAAGTTCACAGGCTGATATTGATAAAGCCAAAGAAGGTACAAGAGGCATCACAAAGCTTGCTGTTGATGTTGGCTCCAATGCTATCCAGATGGGCATGGATGGCCTTGCAGCTGTCCTTACCGGCGGCAGTTCACTTGCTGCAATGGGTGCAAGAAGTATGGGTGGTGCAGCCCGTGAAGCAAGGAATGACGGTGCATCTATTGCACAGCAGATTGCTTATGGTGTTGTCCGTGGTGGTATCGAACTTGCAACAGAAAAGATGTTTGACGGCCTTGCTGGGATCTACGGGAAAGGTGCTGCTGACGATATTGTTGAATCTGTCATTGGGAAGATGGCAAAGTCCGATCTTGGCAGAACTGCTTTGCGCGGATTGTTCAGCGGTGTTGGTGAAGCACTTGAAGAAGGTGTTTCCGGTGTAACCGAACCTCTTACACAGGCAATCTATAAAGGGATTGCATCTATTCCAAAAGGATACAATAAAGAGCAGGCAGCCGAAGTTCTTTATAGTATGCTTGTTGGTTTCGCAATGGGCGGTGCCGGTACTGCTGTCAATGTCATTAGTGGCGGGAATGCACAGGCCAATGCTAAATTGAGAGTGGCTGAGAATGAGAGCAAACAAACTGCTCCCGCTGTGGAACAGAATGCCACTCCGGCTGTGGAAGCTGCACCGACAAATCCAACAAATCCCATTGTGCCTCAAAAGGCGAGGAACTACGAGGGAACCGGGAATAAAGCTCAGAACCCGGAGAAAGTTGCTGCAAAAGCTGCCGCTGCTCCGGCTCCTGCTGTTCAACCTGCAGCACAACCGGCAGCTCCGGTGAATCCTGTTGCAGCAAATCCTGAACAAGCAGGACCGACAACTGCGACAAACGGAGCTTTGAATAACGGCAGAACTTCTTTCGGAAGTCGTGGTGTTGCATATACTGATAACAATACTCCTGTTAACTTCACATATGCCGTTGTATCTCTATCTGATTTGACTACCTCTCATGATGCGTATGGTAATGAGAATACAGCATATCCGAAAGAAATGCAGCCAAGAGACAGGTCAAGAGTAGAGTCACAGAGGCAGGTAAGCAATATCGGGAAATCTCTCAACCCTGCCAGAGTGGGAGCAAGTGCAGAAGTATCGACCGGAGCCCCTGTCGTAAGAAATGACGGTGTCGTTGTTGCCGGAAATGGTAGAGTAAGCGGTATTACTCTCGCTTATGAGAATGGAAGAGCAGGCGATTACGAAAACTATATCCGTGAGCATGCTGCTGAATTTGGCATTGATCCAAATTCAATTCCTGAGAATCCGGTGCTTGTCCGTATCTCTGACGATGTAGACAATTGGGCACAGCTTGCAAGGGAATCGAACGAATCTTCTGTCAGTACATATTCTGCCACTGAACAAGGCATGACAGATGCCGCAAAACTGAAAGATAATCTCGATATTCTTGATTTGCTTGCTGATACTGAAACAGGCGATATAAACACAAACGAGAATCTTCCTTTCATACAGGCTTTTGTAAACAGGATTGTTCCTGCAACTGAACGTGCCGGAATGCTTACTGCTGACGGGAAACTGTCTCAGGCTGGTCTTGAACGTATGCAGAATGCTATCTTCGCAGCAGCATACGGAGACACTTCTTTACTGCAAAATCTTTCGGAAAGTCTTGACGCAGACAGCAAAAACGTGTTAAATGCTTTATTGAGAACAGCTTCGAATGCTCTTGCTACAAAGAATGCTGTAGATGCTGGGAACATGCACAATGTAAAAGCAAATGAAGTCGTTCTTGCTGCGGTGGATCTTTACAATCAATCTCGTGCTGCCGGTATTCCTGTTGAGGAACTTGCATCGAAAGGCTCCATGTTTGGAGAATACAGCGCAGAAGAAGTATCAATTGCACAGGGCATTGAAGCACTTAAAAGAGCACCGAACCAACTTACGTCTTTTCTGAATAAGATCTACAATAAAGTAGCTGATTTAGGAAATCCAAATCAGGTATCCCTATTCGGGGACGAAGATGTTTCACTGAGAGGAGTAGTCGAAAATGCAGAATCCGATTTTGAACAGTCTGATGCAAACAAATCAGAAAAAAGCATCCCCAGACCAGACTATGATAGATATAGAAGCTATGGAGACATTAGTGAACACGTTTCAACAAAGGGCGAAGGACAATCCCAGCCCACTAATGCAGATAATAGCACAAGCAGCGGAAGAGACATTACAGGAAGCCCAGATGAAGAAGGAACCGCAGAAAGCCCCGTAACGCCCTCAGAAGAGCCTCTGCGTTCAGAAGGTGAAAAGACACAGGAAGAATCTCAGGAAAGCTCTGAGGCACCTTCTGGTGAGTTAAACTCGCAACCGCAAACACCACAGGCATCTCCACAAGGTTCTCCAACCAATAACGGCAGTAATGCACAGGGAAATCAGCAGAACAATCAGAGTAACCAGAGCAATCAGAATAATCAGAATCAGAACAATAATGGTAACCCTACTCCCCCGCCTTCTGGTAATAATGGGCAGAACTGGACAGGGCCTGATGTGCCTACTCAAAGCACTTTCCATGACCAGCTTACCGATCAGGAGAAGACACGGGATGAACTGAACCCAGATAATGATACTCACGTTCAGCATCACGATACGGAAGTAGATGCTTTCGCTCAAGACCGCATTACGAATCAAGGCTATGATGGTGCGCGTACTGATCTGATGTCCCGTGACCCAGCAGATTGGGATGACGTTGATGTCCGTACTGCTCAGATGCTTCTTACAAAAGAACTGGAGAACGCAAGACAGCTTACCGGACAGGCACAGGATGATGCATACAAACGTATTGCAGAACTGAAAAATGCCTACAACAAGCAAGGCACAGAGCAAGGCCGTGCGCTCCGTCAGCGGCAAAGATTCGGTGGATCCAAAACAGAGATTGTTTCCGAATCTGCAAACATTCTGTACGGTGAAGAAAACCAAGGCAAGACCAGGAAACTCAGCCCGGACCAGAAATCTGCTATCATGCAGCAGGTTGATGAATTCAGCACACAACTTGAAGAAATAAAAGAATCTTTAGGTATCGGTGCTGAAAGTGCAAACGAGAATGCCACAAACGCAAATGCAGAAAACACTTCCACAGAAGCAGATATTCACGTTGAAACTCCAGACGAAGTTCCTGACAACACGCAGAGCAATGCTCCATCTGGTTCACCAACAACTACTCCTGCCAATCCGAACGGCACACCGCCAACGAATAACCACGCAAATACTCCAGTGAATAATCCTTCAAACAATCCTACCAATAACCCGCAGAACAATCCGAATAGCAATCCAACAAATAACCCAACCAACAATCCTGCAAATAATCCTTCTGGCAATCCTAATGCTCCAACAAATAAACCGGCAAAGAATCCTATGTCTCTTAAAGACCTTATCATGCTGGTTGCCAGGGTACGCAAAACAAATGCATTCCTCGATGTTGGGCAGGCTAAACTTGGCAAGGTTATTGATTCTGTTGCGAAAATGGATGGTGGCACTGACTTTCTTGTTCAGCTTGCAACCACGCAGATTCGATCTATTGCAAGTGACCAGATAAAGGCATCGTTCTGGGATAAGGCTAAAGCATTACGTTACATGAATATGCTTAGCAATCCGGCAACAGCATCCCGTAACGTTGGTGCCAATACTGTATTCGGTAATTTCATTGATGCCGTTTCTTCTAACCTGTCTTCTCCCATTGATGCCCTTATGAGTCTTGCAACCGGGAAAAGAACCGTCAGAACTGAACGTCTTTCCAAGGCTGGCTTGAAGGGCAGTGTTGAAGCCGGTTTGAAATCCTGGCTTGAGGTTTCCCTTGATGCTGAAGCGGAACAATCCACTTATGCATACAACGAAATCAAGGGCAGAACATTCAAGGCAAGCGGGAATTTCATTGAACATATCCTGTCTGTTCTTGAACGGAACCAGGGTTATCAGCTGAAGACTACTGACCAGATTGCCAAAGGCGGCATTGAGGGAGAAACAAAGCGTAACCTGATGAAGGGTGGCATGGATGCTGCAACTGCCGAACAACTTGCAAAAGAAGAGGCAGAATACCGTACATTGCAGAATGATAGCGGCATGAGCAGAGCAGCACAAGGCTTGAGAAATGCTTTGAACAATGTCCTTTCCATCAAAGGGAAAGACGGCAAAGTTCGTTACGGCCTTGGAGAAGATGTACTCCCCTTCGCACAGGTTCCTGCCAATGTTGTCCAGACGGAACTTGACCTTAACCCGCTGAGCATTATTCCCGCTATCGGCAAAGTATTCTCCGTCATGGCAGACGGAAAGAACGCAACTGCATCACAGCAGAGAGCAGCTGCAAAAGCTGTCGGTAAAGCCCTTAACGGAACTGCAATGGTAGCGGCTGCGGCTTTAATGTCTGCAAAAGGCGTACTCCGGTACACCAATGACGATGACAAAGACCAGAAGCAACTGCACAAAGCAGAGGGTAAATCTGGACTGCAAATCAACTTCTCTGCTGCCGCAAGGCTTTTCACTGGTGGTGATCCGGCAGAGCAGGAAGGTGATAAGTGGGGTAATATCGGATGGATTCCACAGCTTAACTCCTTGCTCATCATCGGCAACATGGTTTACGATGACTACAAGGATATGCCGGAACACAAAGATCTTGCAGACTGGGCAAAATTCAGCGGCAAGGTTGGCCTTGATTCCCTCAAGGGTATGTATGAATCCGTGCTTGAATTTCCTGCCGTATCAACTATCACATCCATGATAAATGCGGCAAAGTATGCCAATGTACCGGACGATGCTACTGATGCAGAAAGGCTTGGTATCCAGGCTGGTGCCGTCCTTACAGACAAGGCAGCAAATACCCTGACCGGATTCACGATTCCGAACGTTCTCCGTGCAACTGCTGCCGGTTTGGATGACACCGAAAGAAATCTCTACGGTGCAGATACCAGGCTTGGGCAGGCAGTCGATGCAATCAAGGCAGGAATACCGGATAACCCGCTCATTCCGAAAGAGTATACCAGAGGAAGTCTGCCCGCACAGACGGACAACTTCGGTAATCCAATCAAGAATGAAGGCGGTACGCAGCAGTTCCTCAACAAGGTTATCCTTCCTGGTGCAATTACAACAGACCAGCGCAATGCACTTCTTGACGAGATCGACCGTGTAGCAATGTCTTCCGGTAATGCTGATGCAATCCCAGACAAAAACGGTGCTTATTCCGTCACTTATAACGGTGAGAAAATCAATCTTTCCGCAGAAGAGCGGGAAGAATATCACCGTTACGCTGGGCAGAAGTCTGAGGATTACATCAAGAGTTTTGTCGGTTCATCCATCTATCAGGACATGACGGATGACCAACGGGCAGAGACAATGGCAAAGCTGAATCAGCAAGCCAAGTCTGAAGCAAATAAGCATTATCTTGAGACACATAAGAAAGAGGCCGTTGACAAGCTTACAGACGGCAAGGATGCTCCTGGAACGTCAAATGACTATACACCGCTGAATAAGAGCAACATAGCTAATTACTATGCTTATGAGACGATGATGAAAGATGCCGTTGAAAATGGAGATTACAAGACTATCGACAGTCTTACGAGGAAATACAATTCCCTCAACACCAATATCCAGACGGTTCTTTCCGAACGAGACGATAGTCTCAGACAGGTACTGAAATGGAGCAATGCCGGTATCGGTTCAGAGACATATTACAAGTTCAAGGATGCAACTATAGCATCGCAGAAAAAGCTTGATAAGAGTTCACGAACCGGTTCCGTTGTTGAATTGGATGCTCTCGCAAGCATGGATATCCCAGAATCCGAGAAACGGAAGATCATCAATAGTGTTGCCGATGTTGGTTCCAAGACCGTCACGGGAGTATATAATATTCTTTCTGATTATGGATTCAACTCAAAGCAAATTAATGATTTCTGGAATATGTCTCAGGATTGGAAGTACAAAGATGGTGGTACGCAGTCCGCTCAGAAAGCCGGAACACTCCAGCCTCTCGAAGCTTACTACGCAATCTCCATGTTGCCCGGTTTGTCTAATGCACAACGAAACGATATTTACAACCAGATGAAAGAAGTGGCTAATGTCCCATATGCCATAAACGATTGGGGTAACTACACATATACATCTGAGGATCAATACTACAAAAGCGGACGATCCAAACAGGAATTTGGAACAAGCAATGTAAACCAATTGTTCACTCCAAGGCAAACATCTGGGCAGCAATCCTCAAATTATAATGCTTTGCTGAAATCACTTGGCATCGCAGGCTAAAAAAATAGAGCAGGAGAAATCCTGCTCTTTCTTTATGCGAATTTTTCGTAGCTTTGCTTCACGTTTTTCTTGCTGATATAGATATACGTCATAGTGGTATCGATCTTCTCATGACCGAGGATTGCAGCCACTTCCTGGATAGGCATTCCCCTGTCAATCAGATTCGTTGCAAGGGTTCTGCGGAATCGGTGTGGATGTACATTCTCGACACCGGCTTTCTCTCCGAGTTCGTTCAGGCGTTTCCTTACCCCGCCCGGATTCAGCCTCTTGTTCCCTTTGCCTACGAACAGTGCATTGTTTAACACTCCTCTTGTATCGAGGTAGTTCTTCAGCTGCATGATAGCAACGGAATCGAGGAAGACGATTCTCTCCTTGTTCCCTTTGCCGAGAACAGTGCATTCTCCGTTTGTCATATCAACATCACTGACATTCAGGCCGCACACTTCTGAGACACGACATCCGGTAGCAGAGAGGAAAGCAATCATTGCCTTATCCCTTGCATTGTCGCAGGCTTCTTTCAGCTTTTCGACATCGACATCCGTGAACGGGAGCCGCATTTCCTTCTTGCATTTTACTGAGTTCAGATTGGCACATGGGTTGTTCGGGATCAGGCCCTCTTTATTCAGCCAGCCGAAGAACGATGCAAGCACCTGCCTGTTGCCTTCTAGGGTTCTGTCTGAAATGCCTCTTGCTTTCTCTCTCATCATGTAGCTACGGAGATGATACACCGTGATATCCCGGAGCGGCACGTTGATGTTTTCCATGAACTTCCCGTTAATATACTTGTATCTTTTAAGGGTATTCTCAGACAGACCGTCCAGCCTCTTGGCATCTATGTAGTATTCCATATACTCTTCATAGTCACCGCACTTCTCTGTGTCGGATCTGCGCTCGATATCGTAATTGACTATTTTGTCTGCGAGAACATTAATGACGGATTGTATATCCGCTGCGGTTATCTTATCAGCAAGTGACCGTTCAATCTCCTGCAGGAGAATTTGTTTGTCCGTCACTGCCATGATTCTTACTCCTTTCTGCCCATCTTCTGATAACCTCTTTTGCAAACTGCACCATAGATACTGTCAGGAGCTTATCGAAGGAATTCTCTTGCGCGAGAAGTTCCTTTTCTGTTTTCTCCAGGTTTTCCAGAAGATCATCAGCATCAATCATCCTCATGCAGTAGATGCTCCTTCAGGATTTTCCGGTATTCCTTGTCACCGTATACCTTTTTCATGATGCAGAGAGCGAGGCCAGTTGCCGGACTGAACGTGTCATTCTCTGTACATTTCACAACGGTTTTGGTTTTATCGCTCCAGTAGACGATTGTTGCAGGATCATGGTAGATAATCTGCCGGATCTCCGGGACTCCCCTTCCGACAAAAATTGGAAGGCTTATTTCTTTGCTCAGTTTTACGATAGCTTCAACCTGTTCTTCGGTTAAATCGATTGTTGTGTTTTTAATCCTCATCATTTCCTCCTTTATGTTTAAGCAATACCATTACGAAAGCTGCAGCAATAGGCCAGAGCACTTTGTACCAGGGCCAATCAATAACACCACAAAGCTTCAAGGCGATGTTCAAGAGAATAAGTGCATCAAAGAAATCAAGATTTCCCATTACTTAGTCCTCCCACATTGTTCTTCGTCATAACCGACATGCTGGATTTCGTCCGTTATCGGTTTAATTGGTGGAACTCTTTTCAGTTCCCATTCTCTGTACATGAAGCATCTCAACTCTTCTTGCACATTGTTATGAGCTCTTCTTGTCGCATCGAGGAGATCTTTGTTTTCTTTTGTCGGGTCCTTGAAGAAAACATCCTGTGCCTGCATAAGCATGCGACAAGCAACGTTGAACTTGCGTTCCAGGTCATAGATGCAGTTTTCTATGTCTCTTGTTGTCATAGTTTTGTACTCATTCCCCTGTAGATCCAAAACCGGCATCAGCTCTTTCGCCGCCTTCGATCTCGTCCACCAATTCAACTCCCTCATAGCGGACATGGATAATTACAAGCTGGCTGATCTTGTCACCCTTTGTAAATGCCTTTTCTTCGTTCCCATGGTTATAAAGCTTGACTTTAATGCTGCCCGTATATCCCTCATCGATTAAGCCTGTTGATGTGATAGAGTTATTTACATTCAGCCCGCTCTTTGATACGAGCAAGCCTGCACTGTTAATAGGCAGCTGAACATGTACCCCTGTATCAATCACAACAGCTGTGTGCGGTTCAAGAACAAATCCTATCGGCGTTCGAAGATCCAGACCGGCATCGGTCCGGTGTGCTCTGAGCGGCGTATATGCCCACGGTTCGAGTTTTACTTTCATGTTGTCTTTCCTCCTTTGAAAGATTTGAGAAGATGCAGAATATCTTCATCGGTCATTTTCATATAGGTTGCGAGAAGCATAAACTGCTCCACAGTCGGGACAAATTTACCGAATGTCCACATTGATATTGTGTGCTCTGACAGACCGATATTTCGCCCTGTTGTCTGCTTTTTGAAGTGCCGGTAGTACATCATATCATCTAACCGGCTTCCGAATTCCTGACGTCCTTTTTCATCCTTTATCATGTCTTTTCCCTCCATCAAGCGAAACTGACATTCTTCCGATGAACACACCGAGGAAATAGATTATTGTTGCAATCACGAGCTGAATAATTATGATCTTAGTCATCTGTACACCTCACAGACTGCAAACGGTAGACCTGCGAAGTGTTTCTGTATCCGGGCAAAAGCCGTTATACTTGAAGCAGCGTTCACAGAAAGCTTTGTGTGAATCTTTGGCAAAGTTTGTGGTAGGATTCTTTACAGGCTTGTGATATCCTGTCTGGTGATGCGTTTTGTGTGTCGCTGCCTTATGCGGTTTAGGATGTTTTACTCCCATTTTCATTTTTCTCCCATCTTCTAATTAATATTTCGATGCATTGCTCTGCCATATGAAGCCAATCGTTTGTGTCTTCTGGAAACTTAGCAAAGTAGATTGGTGGATATGCTTCTATAGCACTACCGTCTGGACAATATGCTATGATCTTTGCACATGGCATTGGCTCACCCTCAATAGAACGAAACATTCTGATCAAAAGCTTGACTTCCTGCGTCATTTCTTTGTGTCTCCTCTCATAAATGCAAAGCAATCGCTCATATAATTGCTACATAGCCTGCGGAATTCTTTTGCACATTCAGGACACAAGTCAACATACTTTTCTCCAACCTTGGCACATGAAACCCAGCCATCAGGAATAGGCGTGGTCTTTTTGATTACTGTCCAGCCACCGTCAAGCTCATCTTCTCCGTTTACCTTTGAGAATGTGGTTGCATGGCATCTGTCGCAAGCAATGAGCATTCCGTATTCTTTCATCCTCTCACCTGCTCCTTCAGCGCATTCGCACAGTCTATGATCCCTTTGATATAGCCGAGGCTCATGATCCTGTCGTTGTCCTGGTCTTTATCAAGCACTTCATAGATTGCTTCCATCTCTCTGCCGACGAGCAGCTGGACAACATGGTTGATACTGTCTACAGTTACTTTCACGTTTTGCTCCTTTCATATTTCCCACGGGCTGAAAGTGTGTCTCCCGCAGAAGAAATCCAGCTCTTCATTTCTTTTCTTTTCGGCTTCTTCCTGTTCTCGCTTGTATGCTTTCTCAAGCTCGTCAATCCATTCTTGCTGCTCATCTTCCGGGACAAACAGCTTGATTACTGCCATAGCAATGGACCAGGTTGTGTTTTCCTTATGGATGAAATCCCATTCCAGCTCAACGTCTTCATCTGCTGCCCCGTCATCGGGGCCTGGTATCATATACGGAAGCGGAGTAGACTTATCGTTTTGTCCCATTAAGGCATCACCACCTTCCTCATAGAAATCTGTTTCATGGGAAGGAATATGGTCACAGAAGTCGCAATCGCCACAACACGGCTGGTTGTCGCAAGTGACAGGCTCATATGCCCAAAGTGATACGCTCATTCTTTCACCTCTTCAATTCTTTCTGCCTTAAAGATTCTGCCCCATTTAATCGAGTTATAAACAACTCGCATCTGGAGTGATTGTACGAATCCAATATTAAGAGGTCTTTCGCAATTGAACATATAAACGAAATCTTGCTTCATTACTTCGTCAAGAGATGTGATCGGTTCACCGATTTTATATTTCCGTTTATAGCTCATCTTTCGCCTCTTCTTTCAGCCATTCAAGCCAACATGGGATGCAATCGTCTTCATGATCTACTATTCCAATATTGCAAGCCTTCCATCTTTCTGGACACGCATGGCCTCTTGTGCCGAACCATTTTGCCAATTCCTCATCCGTCATGCTGCGGATGCGGTCGGCGTTGGTTTGTGGTTCTTTCAATTTTGGCGGGTTATACTGAACCATCAAGTCACAATCTAGTGGGAGATTTTCATCAAAATATACATCCATGCCAAAGATTGTAGGTTTGAAGCCCGGTTTAATTAGTTTTCTAAATTTCTTCCCATTCAAAACAACCGTGTTAGCTTCGATTTCATACTTTAGCAATTCGTCACGGGCAGCCAAAACATTTTTGAGCAAATCATCAAGCATTATGTTTCACCTTTCAGTAATGTCTTTAGCTTGCCAAGGCAATCATCACAAAGCCAAAAAACCGATGTAGCATAAACTGCATTTGGATATTCCATCTTTCCGCATACTGCACAATAATGTGACGGTGGTGCATCTAACGGTATTGATCTAATGGGTGCGACTCTTATGTTTTCATCCATCATTCTTCCCCCTCTTCTTTCACTGATAAAGGGAATACTTCAAGATTATTCCATGCTTCTCTTGTCTCGGTTTCAGTCCAATACCACTTTGTGAACGTCCAACAGCCGTTGCACTCATACTGATACTTACCACGTCTTTTGTTAACCTTCACAGAATCGCAACCGCAATTTGGGCATGGTTTTAATTCGCTCATGCTACACCATCCTTGTCAGCATGGATGATGGTTGGTGCATTGTCTATGAAACCTCTCGCATATCCTGTCGCATATATATCCATAGCGTTTTCACCCTTACATTCTTCCATATAGCTTTTTAGTGCATCTGCATCAATCAACCGCCCGTGGTCTGGAACGGGGATGAGGGGGCAATCGTCAAGCCGCTTGCCGCTTTTCCTGTCAGACGAAATCCCTGTACCGGGCATCAGATTGCAGTCATAATATTCAAGATCAGAACACGGGCAAAAGTAGCAGTTTTTCGGCATCTCCATGTTAATCAGTATCATGATTCACCTCGCATATCAGCACCGCAGTTTGGGCAGAATCTCCATTCCGGTTTTCATCTTCATCCACAGTATAATCGCAACAGGAACAATACCATGTATCATATACAAGTTCACCATCTGCATATCCGTCGGCTTCTCCAAGCCACTCACCACGCTTCACAGGCTGAACGTCTGCTAAGGACAATAATCTGGTTACATCTTTTTCAGTATGACCGTCCCAATGCTTTGCGACAGGAAGTTCCTGACAATCAAACATACTCCAGAAATTGTCCTCATAATGATACGTGTAGCTCCCACTTGGTGTATCGATTCCAACAATAAACCACCCACCGCCAAAGCATAGTTCTCCGTCTTCGTGTCGTAACGACTTCCATGATTTGTCTTTGTTTTGCTTTACGAGCGTTGCGAACAGCACCATTCTCTGGTAATACAATCCATTGAAGGTATGGTATCCGTCACTCATCTCACCGATACCGCCCTCTGGAACAGGCTGAACGTCTGCGGATGGGATGCTGTTGATAATGTTTACTTCAAAGCATTCACCTTTACCAGCTTGACACCCTCTGCATCTGGAGCAAAAGGCTTCCTTCAGTTTGTCCCGTTCAATATACTCAGCCATCCTCTTTTCTCCTCTCCCACAGGTAGCACCCGTATTCCATGCCGCATTGCGGCGCATCCATTTCGCATCCGTATTCGTACACATCATCAATGATCTGTTCTCCATAAAGATGTTTGCATTCATAGCATACTGATTTGTCATCCATTGGTTTCATCTTCATCCTCCCAATATGCTTCAAGCAGATATGCAACTTCCATCGGAGTCATTGCCAGCGCATCAGTTACCTTTGCAAAGAGATTAAGCCGCATCTGCCTGCGCCCGGATGTGTAATTGTAGAAAGCATTCCGTGACAAAGAAATCGAACCGCAGAAATCTTTTAATGTCATGTGCCGATTCTTTATCACTTCACGCAAACGCTTTCCAAATTCCTGGTCTTGCGAATTCTTCTGGACTTTGGCAATATACTTCTTGAACAATTCTTTCATATTGCCTTTATTTCCCTTCTTCCATGTCTTTCAAAGTAAAGTGCAGATCACACCAGGCTATACCAGCATCAAGGATCTCTGCTCCTTTGCGATACCATTTATTCAGCCTGCAAAGAGATTGCATATACCTGTAAGGAATGCATCTCAGGTTTGAGATATCACAGTTTTCTTCGTTCCCGTCTGCAACAGCTATAAAATGATTTTCCGGGATTTCGCCATAGTGCTGCTTCCATACATAGTTTTTCAGCAGATCCCAATTTTTACCTTTTTTATCAGAACCAATCTCGTCATTTACTTTTATAATTGGCAGCGGTATTCCCTTTACCTTTTCAATGTGCGATATGGTCCCAATCGGGCACTGCTCTTTGTACGGATTCGACTGCCCCAACTTGAAATTTTCTGGAACATATCCGGTCTTTATACCCAAATGACATGCCTGCGTCCTCACGGAATATACTGACCGATGTGTACCAAATTTCTCGTTCATCATCTCTGTGATTTCGTCAAGCTTTCTTCCGGCATAGATTTCTTTCAGGTATTCATTGTGTTCAGCGGACCATTGTTCCCGTCCTCGTATATACTTCAGCCCTTCATACCTTGCTTTTCTTCGGATCTGTTCTGTCGTTTTGTTTTCGTTGAATCTTTCATTGAATAGCTTTGTAGTTTCCAGGTATCCGTATTCCGGGTAGACTTCCCGGAGGAAGTCTACTTGTTCCGGTGTATACTTAGGAAGGAGCTGCCCGGTTTGTTCATCCCGTAATAGCATCAGGATCAACCTCTTTATCGATCATCTGAGAGATTGCAGCCGTCTTCGGCATCTTCTTGTCATAAACAAGCTTCTGTGCCCTGAGGATAACATCCGCGTTATTAATCATCTGCTTTGCAAGGGATGAAAAGATTGCAGCTGAATCAAGAACCTTTCTCTGTGTTTCTCTCGGAAGGATGTCAGATCCTTTTACTTTTTCAAGCTCTTCTCCAAGAGCATTGTGCAGGTCAACAAGTGTCATTTTTATTATTCTCCTTTTCAGTTATTACCAATGCCGGGCATTAACGCAGCTCAGCCCTTCTTCTTTCGGGAAGTAGTACAGGACTGATGCAGTGTATCCGCACCGCTGCTCTTCCCCGACGAAATTGTTGCATCTCAGGCAGGGCATGCCATTATTCAGCATCACAGCAGTTTTTTCGCTTACATGGAATTTCTGGCCGCATCTCAGGCACTTTACAATATCGCCTTTATTGAGAGATTTGCTGCGTTCCAGGCCGCCGACGATAACGCTCATGGTTATCGGGAATTCTGTGATAGGCGTTCCTCTTTGCATCATTTGCTTTCACCTATATCCTTCCATCTGCAGCCATCGCAGGAGCCAAGATGTGCAGTACGGTATTCTCCGCATCTCAAGCACAATTCATTACGGCAGTCTTTGAGATCTCTGCGTATTTTAGAGTTTAACTCAGCAGGTTCGCTTCTGCGGGCTTCTGGCTTCAGCAAGGCATTAATTGCTATCTCAACCGCATCTTGCCGTGTGCAGCCTGTCTCTTCGCAGTAAGTGAGCAGCAAGCCGAACAAATAATCAGTGAGGCGAATTGTCAGTGTGTTTCCCTTTACCCGGTTTTCTTTCTTCGGGGGATGTGCTGTATTGAGGACCTTAACAGCCCTCGGAGCAAGAACCACCCCGTAGATCCCGCGCTTCACCATCGAAAACTGGTGTTTGCTGAATTTCGGGAATTCCTGCTGGACAATGGATACAACGTCGTTGGTAGACAAGCCGTTCCTGGCTTTGTAATCTTCAAGATTCATCTTCCCGCTCCTTTCTGTAACAATCCTGCACCCAATCCTCATCCGGGCAATCGTCGGGTTCAAAGTATTCCGGCATGTTCTGCCAGTGAACATACAGAGCGCAGATTATGATTGTTGCCGATAAGGCACAGAACATCAGTAATCCTGTCACTATGAGTATTTTGTACATACGCTTTAGCCTTTCTTTCAAATAGTGTTACCCCGAATCTTCATAATTACATTGAATTATTCGAAGTATAGTTATAGTTTTCTTTTGGCATACGTTGCCAGGAGCAGAGCATCCGCAAAACCATCATCATCCGTCCGGCATTTAGGGGTACGCCGTAGGGATACATTGGGAAACAGTTTCTTGCAGGCAGCAATGTCTGCTTCTTTCTTGTCTTTGGAAGAGAAGTTTTTGCCAAGGTTGCAGCCGAACTCACCCTTCCAGCGCACCGGGGTAATCTCCTGGTACGGGATGAAGTGGCTTTCCAGAACTCCCTGGATGTAACCTACGCCCTTGCCGAACGTGAACATCGACACCACGCCTTGCCCTGGTTTTGCCCCGACTTTTTCCAGACAGCATATGCATTCATCAAATTGCCAGTCACGGCAGCACATTTTCAAAAATTCGTTGTCTAGCGGGCATATTTCAATCTCCCCTTCTTCCGGGATCATGGCAATTGCACCAGCTGAACCTGGATCAATACCTATCCAACGTTTCAATCAATCACCCTTTCTATCTGTAATAGTCTTCAAATTTAGGACACTTCTTGAAAATGAATTTGCTATTGCACCATCTTTGCAATCGTCTGATTTCTTTTGGTGCATGAGGCTTGTCATAAATCATGACGTATGGATCATATCCCATATCTCTAAGCGTATAGATTCGATATAGGTTTTCTTCCATCGTGCTGTTGAAGTTTGTGAGGCAGTACACCATACCAATGTCTGACTTTCTGCGGAATCCTTTGGCAAAGTTACGGAACTTATCTTCCAGATCATCTTTCGGATTGTCCCAGGCGAAATGCAATGTCCGCAGCCTCATGTGGTTGATGTCTTCGATGTCATCGTCATTCAGAAGACGGATGTCAAGGCCCTGTGTGAAGTCAAGCATTGCTCCGGTTTCCCTATACTGCCTCATCAGGTCACGCTTTTCCCGGCAGGCTGTGATATTTGGATCCAGAATCCGTATCTCATCTTTACCGAGATCAGGATTCCAGAAGTCAGAGACGTTGGCGATCTTTATGGATGCTCTGCCCTCTTTTTTAGCCACATGACAGAATTCACAGCCGCGCGGGCATCCACGAGAGGTCATGGAAATTGCAAAATCGAATTGAGGATAGATGCTGTAATCAGGGAACATCTTTTCCATTTCAGGCGGTAGAGGATTGTTTTTGCTTTGATCGAAGTGTTCTTTGCCATCCTCTCCCAGAGAGATGCAGTATCCCGACCCCCCCATGATAACTTTTCCACAATTAAACGGATCAGGTGCATCCTTGCTGTAGGCATCAGAGAAAATCTTTGACTTGTATACGATGTCGTAATATTCAAAGTCACTCCACCACCACACAACCTCATCCCCGATTGATTTGTGATAGGCACTTATCCGCATCAGCGCAAGATTCGGGAAGTGATGCCCATCAACATCAATCAGGCCGATTTTCACGTTGCCTGCACCCCGTTCTTCTTCAGCACCTGCCGGATCATTTCCTTCTTAGTCGGCAGCATCACTATGCCTTTCGACAGGAAATACAGCTGCCGGTTATGATTGTATTTATTCGCTTGTTTCGCTCTGTTCGCCATTATCGGCTCCTTTCTTATTCATCTTCTGACGGGCTGAATATTGCACTGAGAAACTTTCTTGTCCGCTCTGCTTCTTCCAGGCTCATGTCCATAACCCACCAACCATCTCCAAGCTGCTCTGCTACCTCTTTGGCTTTACTTTCATAGTCGAAGAACAGTGAATCGTTTATATCACCGATTAACGCATTCCCGTCTTCCCAACCGAGGAATCCAGCGAACCCGCCCTTCTTATGACCCTTAACGACAATGAAGTCACCGGGCATTTCAATGATTGCTGCGTGTTCCTCTGGAGTTTTTGCAGCTGCAAGTTCTTCTTGGTAGATTGCCCTGACGATGTCATTGTAAGCAAGGTGAACCATTGCCCTGTGATCATCGTCAAAGTTGTGGTACCTGGTATCGATGCTTTTCCGCAGGTGCCGGATTTCTTCCCGAATGTTTCTGACTTTGATGTAGTCCTGCCCGTTAATCTTAAGCTTATACATAATTTTTCCTTTCTCTTCCCATGTATAGGGAAGCCTTAAAATTTATTCAACTTCCTATGCCTGCAAATCTCAGATTTTTATAACGGATAATGTGAATAAACTGTTAAGTTATATCTCCGTAGTGCTTCACGTTGCCTCTTCCGGCAGAGCATCAGGTTCGCTCATGCCAATACTTAATTTGTCGATCATGTTCTTGATGGCAGGCGGGTAAGTCTCTGCTTCTTTTCGCCACTGTCTCACAGCACGGAAGCTTCTGAGGAATTGAGAACCGGCTATAGTCTGGAAGTCATTCTCATCAAGCCTTGCCCAGTCTCGCAGCTGTTCTGGCCTGCCGACAGCTTTCTGCACATCGGGTGGAAGTTTGGCATACTCTTTCATGTAGCCATAGGACCCGTTCCGGCAGGCCTTTGCAACCATCGCAAGAGCTTCACCTTCTGATAGCTCGTCCTGCTGCTTTTGCATCTGCATCCTCTTTCGGATCTGGCCGATATTCGGTGCAAACTGTTCGCCGGTCTCCATGTACATCCTCAAAGCAGTGTAGACAGCTTCGAACGGATCACCGGCAAATTCTGAGGCCCACAGCTCAAGCTTTAGATCTATTTGCTCTTTGGTAAGCTTTGAGAACGACAGCGGGTATTCAGATTGTAAAAGGGCTAAAAGTTTCGCTGTTTCCGTTCTGTTCATTCTGTTCCTCCCTTCGTAAAACATCCATGAACGAGTAACTGTTTCTGGTGTCTGTGTACTGTGTCTTGTTTTTCTTGTTCAACCAATCCCAGACAACACCCATATAGTTTGCAGCCATTGAATCCCGGATAACCTGGATCACAGCTTCTTCGCCATACTCAGAAACCCTGTTCTGCACTTGGGTAAGGAATGACTTCAACCCCATCCCCTTATATCCCTGGTTCTTCTGTCTCTTATAGGTCATCCAGTCATTGACAGTGTCCAGAAGGAACTCGTTATATCCAAACATAGCAACTATGTCAGGATCATTGTCTTCTTTACCCTTTGAAGAGATAGTATTATTATTTATATTATTATCTCTATTTTCTTTGGTTCTTTCTTTTGCAGATGCATTTTCAATTTTTGCATTTGCAAAATCAGAATTTGCATTTGCATTTTTGCGATTTGCATATGCATTTTTTAAATTTGCATTTGCAATTTCAAGTGAATCCATATGTGCCTTATTGGCTTTCTTCTGCTTATCGATAACCACTTTCATCTGTGGCCATATAAATCTTTCATTCCCGGAGAGAGGAAGCTCTTTGTCTGCAGCTGCATAATTCAGCATTGCATTGAAGAGCCTTCCGCACTCCGCATCTGAAAGAGTCTCTATGGACTGAATGAAGTCGGTAGGGATCTTCAGAACCTTCATAACGCACCTCGTTTAGAACGGCAATTCTCCATCATCGTCTGGCGGCAGCTCTTCCATCTTCGGAGCCGGGCTTGTAGTCTTCGGATAAACAACCTTTGGTTCCGGCAGCGGCTTTTCATTTCCGTTGTCATCAACGATCACTCCGGTCCGGGCCTCTTTGGCAGTACAGAAGTCCTGTACATCCGGGGCCTCTCTCAAGCCGCCGTCTTTGCCGGAATAATACTGACGGTATCCGATAATGAGGCCGATCCCTCTGTTTACAAGGCACTGAGGATTGTTCCAATTGAACGTAAAGCCCTGGTTTGTTTTTTCGAGTCTTGAAATGAATTTCTTCAGCTTCCACATAGCTTTCTCCGTGTAATACACACGGAAGTTGTGTGCCCAGCGGCCCCACGCCTGGAATGTTTCAGCGGCAATGCCTTTGTATTCGGCAGGCTCTACAATGTCATATTCAATTTCAAGAAACTGATTTTCTGTGTCATCGGCAACACCGCGGATAATTGCGACATACACACCCATCGGGAGCTTTTTAACTCCGTTTTCTGAGATCTGGTCATAATTCGCTGGTTTTGAAATCATAGGTTTTTATTACCTCCCCTGTTCTTTCATTTACGAGAGTATTACTCTCTGGTTTTAGTAACGGGCACCAGTAGCCGGTTACATTCTCGTTTGTGATATACTCGCCGGTCTTCCGGCATTGTTTTCTGGAATATGTTTCCAGGAGCGGGCAGAACTTGCAGCATACTTCCTCGTCTGTAAAATAGATATTTACCCATCTTTCAGCGTATGAAGTGCAGGCGTTTTCAGCTTTCGCCATCTGCAATCTCTTCGTGAAGAGATATGATTACAGAAATTTGTCTATCTCTGTCATATCTTTCATGGATCACGGCGTTCTTTACCAAATGCAGCAGGTTCAGCACATCGGTCATTTCCAAATTCGTAAATCGTAACTGTGTTGTCATGCCGCAATCAATCCAGCAGTCATACCGTGCCATCTCTCTCATCACTTTTCCTCCTTTCCGGTAATAGGTTTAAGCCCCCAATATTCACGGAGGACATCATCAACAGCCCGCAGATCATTGTCTATCCGGTTGCTATCGAACATCTGAAGCGGAGTCTTTGCCGTGTTTGCACCGTTGCTCTGTGTTTCAAACCAGTGTTCTTTTCCGTCTGTTCCGCAGAGAAGAACCACAGAGAACATACCTTCAAGGGTAAGCTTGCTATCGATCATCTTGCCGACAGTCTTTGCTTTGACTTTTCCCCAATCGTCTGTTTCTGTGTGATGCAGGAAATAAACGATTGTATCCGGGGAAGTGTCATTGATTACCGTTTGCACCAGGTTATAGAAATTCAGGGCGAAGTCTGTAAATTTGCCGTATCCGACTTCTTTTGCCCGGTTGAATTCATCGAATACCATCAAGAACTGACTGTCATCGATTGCATAGCACCGGAGCTTGTTGTCTTTGAGGACCTTGGTAATCAGGCTGTAGCTTGCCTTGTCTACTTTCTTCAAGCTGCTGCGGAAAGGCAGCGGTTTTGATGCTACATTGAAGATACCGATTTCTTCCGGTTTAAAGTTTCGGAGCGAAGTGGATTTACCGCTGCCACTTGCACCCAAAACCATTACAGGTATTCCCATAGATCATTTTCCTTTCTTAAGTCTCACAAGCTTTTCTGACGGGGATATTCCAAAGCTCTGCCATTTCGTGAAGATCAAGATTAATCTTGCAAAAATTGTAGAAGCAATCTTCACACATAACCCCGAATTCGGTTTCGTACACTTCTGCCTCATCTTCCAGCTCTCCACCGCAAAAGCTACACCAATGGGTTATCGGTGGATATTCGTTTATGCCGTAGGAATCGGCAGCATCCCTTGCCATCTTGACAAACCATCCTTTCTATGCTAATATGCACATGCCTTAGGCTAATGACGCGACACACGTTTTAGCCTTTCTTTCAATCGGGGAATCGCATTAGGGAGCGGTTCCCTCTTCTTTTTTTATCCATTAGCATCAGACACCTCGTAGTTCAGAGTTCTCATCGTTAACCGGACATCCACAGCCCGCAAAGCAAGGGTTATCTGGTCAACGGTCCAATTACCTGTGTGCTGTGTCATCAGCCTTTGGAATGTTCTTAGGGAAACATCCATTGCTGCAGCAACTTCTGTCTGACTTTTGCCCTCTGAATGCATCCGCTCAAGAAGCTTCGCCTTTAGAATGTCTGGTTTTGGCTTGCTTCGGTCGGATAGTTTCGTGTAGGGCATTAGGGATCACCTTCTTTCACAAGCAAATAATCAATTGTGCAGCCGAAAAGCTCTGACATTTTTACCAGATGCTTTTGCGGAATTTTCCCTTTTACCTGCCAGTTGTAGATAGTTTTTCTTGTTACATTTAGCTTTTTAGCAAGTTCATCAAGAGACATTTTCCGCTTTGCTCTTTCTGCTGCGATGTTCGGAAAAAACAATTTATCACCCCTTTCCTTTTGGTGGCTACTCGTAACGAGTAGCTTTTGCTATAATATACTACGCACTTTGCGTGTTTGCAACAACAAATTTACGCAATTCCGGTTACAATCTACTCGTATTGCGTAGCTAATACGGTTACAATTTACTACTTTCGCGTATTTTTCTATTGCATTAATACCCGCAATGTGTAATAATAATGTAGGAAGGGGTGGTTATATTGATCCGGCTAAAAGAATTGCGTGAAGAAAAAGGTTTTAACATGTCTGAAATGGCAAAAGAATTAGGGCTTGCTTATACAACTTATATTGGTTATGAAAAAGGCGAACGAGAGCCAAATTCAGAGAGGCTAAAGGAATTAGCTAACCATTTTGGGGTTACTGTAGATTATCTTGTCGGAAGAGTAGACGAAAAAAATGAGCGCACACATGATACGATTTTCGAAGACGAAGCAGAAATAATTCTGGATATATGCGATATTCTTGAAAAGCTCACAGAAGAAAATCTTTTGATTATAAAAGAGCATGCCCTTTTCCTCCTGGATCGTCAAAAAGATGCACCGTCATCGACTTCAAAAGTAGGGTGATACTATGAAAGAATTTGTTAATGGGCTATTACGGATTATAATTGCAGCAACCACAGCATTCTTTTCTGTTGTCGGTGCAGCTGAGATTCTTAATAAATATCTTGTAAATTTCCATGAAGATATAAGGATTGCGCTTGCTATTATATATTTTCTATTTGTTTTGATGGTTGCTGGTTTCGGATGGGATGCACTTAGAGAGTCCTGGCACAAGCAAATGAAGGGTAAGAAAAAATGAAGTGTCGGAATTGCAAGCGGTCAATAGAAGACAATTCACTTTTTTGTAATTGGTGCGGGGCCGAGCAGATCCGCAACAAGGGAGATTATTACATCCCGGAGCCAATAAAGCACAAAGATTATTATTCTCATAGAATCACACATAATGGAAAGAAAGTAACGATAAAGGGCAAAACAAGGAAAGAGTATTTCGAAAATGCTCAGATATTTAAAAAAGGGGGCAGTTTTTTAAATGACTACCCCACTTTACAGAAAGCTATTAAAAATTATATCGATTCGAATTCTGAAACTCTTTCCCCTTCCACTATCCGGGGTTATGATTCCTACTCAAGAAACAGATTCCAGGATTATATGTCTTGTAAGCTGGATGCAATCGACTATCAAAAGATGGTCAACGACGAGGCAAAAGATGTATCCCCGAAATCAGTCAAGAATGCATGGGGGCTTGTAACTCCCGCCCTGGAATATGCCGGTTTTCCGGTTCCGGCTGTAAACCTTCCTCAAGTGGCTGCACCGGATACTGATTTCCTGGACCATAAGCAGGTAAAAACATTTATTCAGGCCATAAGAGGCGATGACTGTGAAGCTGCTGCACTCCTGGCCTTGCACAGTCTCCGATCCTCTGAGCTTTACCACCTGACAAGGGATGATATCTCAAACAATACTATCCATGTCAAAGGGGCCACGGTCCGCAATAAAGACGGAAAATGGGTAGACAAGAAAACCAATAAGAACCGGCTGTCAACTCGTGATATCCCGGTCATAATCCCCCGGCTGCTGGAAGTGCTGCCGGAATCGGGGCCGATAGTCACAATAAAACAAGAGACATTGAGACAGCATCTCAAAAGGATCTGTGAGGCGAATAAACTGCCGGTTGTCTCGCTGCATGATCTCCGAAGGACTTACGCAAGCCTTGCCGCTTATCTGCAGCTGCACGAAGAAACTACCTGTGTTTTGGGCGGCTGGAAGCCCGGCTCTCCCATAGTTCATCAGATTTATATTAAAGTCTCAAATACAGCTATCAAAGAAGACGTTTCAAAGATGAAAAAATTCTTAAAAATGGACACTTCCAGGACAGCTAAAATTAAAGAGGCCCGTAAATAGGGCCTCTTGGCATATTTCCTGTGGGTTCGAGTCCCACCACCGGCACTCTTTACCCTGTAAGTCTGATTTTTGATTTACAGGGCTTTTTAGTGTAAAAATAATAACTTTTTAGTGAAAAACTGCTGCATTTCTGCTTTATAAGTTCTTGTTTTGATATGTCAATTTTGACGTATTCCCGCCATTTCTGGCGGTAAAATGACAGGGTTGTCATATCAAAAATGGACACTTCCCGGACACTTCTTTTTTTGTAGCGGGCTTCAATCCATCACTTTTGTGCAAAAGTTCCTACAAGATATTGATTACCAGGTATAAAACAAAACAGTTCGCTCTGCTGAGTTAAACTTTGCGTGTGAGATTTTATCATGTCGGAAGTATAATTTCAAGGGCAAAAGCTAAATGCGCTTAGAATGGCTCTGAGGGGCAAAATTAAAAAGCCGGAAAAATCCGGCTCTCTAACGTTCCCATTTTGGTTTCTCTATGTCTTTTTCTGCTGTGATGCCTGGGTGATTTCTGCAATAGGTCTCAAAGTCTTTCAAGGCTTGCCGTCTTTCGCTGCCTTCGTAAGTCTTCCGGGATTCCTCTATTTCGGTTCCTTCGGCAAGGTTTCGGCTGCAAGTGATAAGATAATACTTGACGTTCTGTCTCCAACGTTTTTCCCGGATCAGCTTCACAACTGGGATTTTCGGCGCGGTTGCTATCTCGTTATATCTCTCTGCCAGGGCAAGCCGGTAAGCTGTCAATATTTCGATGGCCTGCTGACATTTTGCGATTGCTTCGGATGCGCTCTTGTCATATTGGGCAACACTTTTTGTTTCTTTCAGTCTGTCTGGCTTTTGGAAATAGCCTCGGATGTGAAACTCTTTATACCCGTCGTTGGATCTGCTGCCAAAATCCCACTCGTTGAAAAACGAATTGACAAGATCCTGCTGTTTGTTTGTCATACGTCTGTATCCTCTCTTTCGGCAATTATAAAATCTATGTTTCGCTCGACTATATAACTAAGCTGGATAATGGCCTGCTTCATGTCTATTTCGTCTTCTTCATCGCCTATAACGATGGAATAAGTCCACTCTTGATCTGCAAGCTGATATAAAATATCGTCATGCTCTAAAATGGTTCCTGTCTGGGCCTCTATAACTTTGATGGCCTCGTCAATCCAATTATGGATTATCGGCTCGGCCTTGGTTGCTGTCATAATGCTCTTAATCATGTCATAACTCCTTTGGCCTCATGGCCTCATAAATTCTTTGATAGTTCGCTGCCGGCCTGGCAGGTTTCCGGTTTTCTTCCGGGAAAGCGGCCCCGATTAGGGAGACGAGGCCGCAGATCCCTGCAAAGTAAAACGCTAAATAACCGATATTCATAATCACATTGACATATAGTCATAAAGCTGAGCTTTCAATCTCATGATTTCCAGCTGCATTTCTTCGGCTTCTTTCTGAAGCTGGTTAACCAAAGTGGCCTTATCATTAAAAGCCTCGCGGGATGCGTCCCGTTCTTCCTTGGTTCGGGTGTTGCGCTCTGTCAATATTTCGATGGTTGCGGCCTGGTCCCGGCTTACTACCCGAAGCTTTTCAAGTTCTTCGTGTTCCGGGTTGCTATGCTGATTCCAAAAGCGGCAGGCGTCTTCATAATTCCAGGACTTGAAGAGGATCATGTAAAAGATGCCTTTGGTATCATTGTTTTTTGCCAGGCTGGAAAGCTCTTCTTCCGTGCTGTGGCTTATAATGTCCTGTACCCGGCAAAGGTCTTCCATGTCACAGCTTAAACCGTGGTTTCTTACCTCTCTGGCAAGATCATAAGCTGTTTTGATGTTGTCGTATTTGCTCATGTTAAAAGCCTCTCTTTCAATTTAGCATCCTTCCGGGCTTGGAACCGGCTTCGGCTGCATTACAGCCTTTCGGCTGTCCTCTGCATTATGCAAGCTGCGGGATGGCTTCGGCTGCTGCAAAAATCGTGCTTCCGTGCATCTCCCTGATTTTCTCCATTGAATAACCCCAGTGTTTCCGGTTAAGGTCCATAATCGTTGCGTGATGCCAGTGCCAGGATTTTTTCGACTGGCTCCACTTAAAGCCCATTTCCTTTAACGTGTCTTTGTAGCTCCAGGTGTTCCCGCGTACCCAGATCCAGGACCCGCAAAGCTCAACTTCCAGCCCTTCCATATGGATCAGCTTTTCGATAATGTCGCGGAATTCTTCCGGGCTTTCCGTGGTCTGGTGTTCTGCGTCGTGCGTTGCGTTGTGATGGTTCTTCAGCATCTCGAACAGCTCATCATATTCATTATTGAGGATCTTCATTTCCGCATCGCTGCCGCCGCAATCGGGGTGAAGCTGCTTGGTTAATGCTCTGTAAGCCTTCTTCAGCTCTTCAAGGCTCTTGATGTTTTTGAGGTATTTCATGATGTATCTCCTTTTCAAGTTGATTTATTTTTTTGTCGTTGTCCTCTTGACGGCTTTAATGATACACTGCCACCGGTACAAAGTCAAGACGGAATAATGCACAAAATTACACTACCACCAGAACACTTCAACGGGCCGATTTTTGTGCAGGTTGTACACTTGCACCGGTACAGGTTCCATGCTATACTATTTCAAACTGAAAAGAGGTGATACCATGCCGATATCGGAAGCAAGGAAAAGAGCTAATAAAAAATGGAATAGCGAAAACCTGACAAGCTTTACCGTGAAATTGAACAAAGAAAAAACTGAACGGTTCCGGGCTGCTGCAGCTGCAGCCGGTACCACGCCGACAACGGTATTAAAAGAAGCAATCGAGAAATTTATAGAAGACAACGAATAAGAAGAGCCGGGGCGCGGTGTGATCCGTTCCCTGGCTCTTTCTCTTTTTCTCTTTTTCCTTTTGGGATCTGCAGCGGTCCGGCGTTCCGGCTCTTCCTGGCCGGTCCGGGCTGACATGGTCCGCGGTTCCCGGTTCCCGTTCCTGGCCTGCAGGATCTTCCGGGCTTTTCTTCTCTTCTCTTTCTCTTTCCGGCTGCAGGCTCTTCCCGTTCCTGGTATCCGGCCCTTTAGCGTTTCCGGTTTTTCCCTCTTCCTTTCCCCTCTTCCCCCTCATACTCCCCTATTACTCTATTCTATCTCTCAGAACCATAATATAGTATTATATATTATATATATTATATCAGGATAAGATAGGGGGTGTGGGGGGAAGAGAAGGATTTTCCCGGCCCTGCCTCCGGTGTTCTTCCGGTGCTTTCTATGCCCTTTTCAGGGCTCTTTTTTTATCCCTTTTTTACTTTCCCTTTTCTTTTTCTTTCTTGCTGTTTATGCTGATACTGTATATTGTGCTTTCTTTCTTTTCGGTGTCTCCGTGCCCTATATGTTGTTATGTTAACGGTGATAGGGGCGGCGAGGTTATATAAAGTTGACATTGATTCGCGCGTGCATAAGAATATCTTATGGTGCTATAAGATTTTGTTATACTCAGGATCGGCAGCAGGGCGGTCCGGGCTTTCCGGTTCCCGTCCGCGTATTCAAGGAAAGATTTACCGGGATATGGTTTTATCATGAGACTGTATGCAGGGCGCGGACACTTCCGGCCTTTGCTGTGTTATGATACGGATTTCGTATTGCTTGCGCTGTATTATATGATTTACTCTCAGAAAAATAGTAGATAACAGTTATTATACGAGATTATACATGTATACATAGCAATAGTGCCCTGCCTGGGGCCTGCGGGGCGATAGGAAGGAGCCGGGCTGCGGCTTGTGGTGGTTTGCTGCAGGCGTTTCCGGGCTTGTGGTGGTTTTTCTTTTTTCCTGGTGCCTGCTGCCGGGTTCCGGGCTTGTCGGTGGTTCTGGCTCTTCCGGGAACGGAAGCCGAGACCGACCCCCACCCCGTACCAGAAAAATATAACCAGTTATTTTATTATATATATATAATATATATTTTTCACAGACTCAAATCTCTGAAATGACTTTGGGTAAAGAGTGGGTACCGGAAAAACAGGGTCAATAATCCTGCAAGGTACTGAAAGTGGTAAAATATTAGTGCTGACATAATTTGGTTAATATGATATAAAAAATATAGCATAGGGTTCTTGTAGTGCGAGAGGGCCTAATGCTTTGTGATACCAGGACTTTTTCCATTGGATCACCTCCTTTCACATGTTACGCCTCAAGCCTGTTGCGGATGTTCTGGACGCTGAGTCCGTTAGGAAGAAACAAACAGGGAGAGTGAAAATCCTCCGTTGGTCTGGCAACGAAAAAACTGTGTATCGGTAATGGCTCCTGTAAAAGCCAGGGGGACGCAGCCCCGGAAGAACCAGAAATAATGCAGAGTGGAGAAACAGAATCTCGTCTGGTTCATACCCAGAAGGCTATTGGTGCAAGTCCAATCTCTGCAACCAAAGTGAGTAAACCTCCAGACCATAGGGGGTACCTACAAAAGTGACGGCATGTTCTTGGGTAGGTACTCCCTAAAAAAATAATTTATGTATTAGATTTTGTAATGGATGATATAAGATTTTGTAATGGCTGAAAGGAAGTGATGCCGCATCGCCAGGAAGTTCAACAATCCGAATGTAAGGAAGCCCGAAGTGAATTGGAGCATGGAAGCTCCGAACCCGAAGCAGCTTGAAGCATTCAAAGCCCGGACGCTGTACGTCGGATATGGTGGAGCCAAAGGCGGTGGCTGAGCAAGACATGGTTTGTTCAGCATAAAGCGGTAGGCGGTGCATTGAACCATCCGGGGATCAGCATACTGATAATGCGTGCACATTACCCGGAGCTTGTCCAGAACCATGTAATGCCTATAAAGGCGTTGGTCGCTCCGCTTGGGATTGCAACATATAACGGTTCGGACCACCTGATGACATTCGACTTAGGGGACGATGTTCCCCCGTCGTACATCAAGTTTGGCCATTGGGTAGGCGAAGAATCGGAGAACGAGTACAACGGTTTGCAATATGACTGGATCTTCATGGATGAAGCAACACAGTTCTCTGAGCGGGCCTTCAACTTCCTTGGCGGCTGCCTGCGTGGTACGAACGATATTCCGAAGCGATTCTATGTTACCTGCAACCCTGGCGGGATCGGGCATCGCTGGGTGAAGCGTTTGTTTATTACGAGAGAGTACAAGACAAACTGCAAGAACCCGGAAGAGAACGAGAACCCGAAAGACTACACGTTCATCTTCGCCACGGTAGACGATAACCAGATCATGCTGAAGAAGTCCCCTACTTACCTGAGGACGCTGGCAAACATGCCGGAGGATTTAAGAGAGGCGTACCGGTATGGTAACTGGGACATCGTCGGAGGTAACTACTTCAAAGAATTTACTATCGGAACACATACCATCAAGCCATTCAAGATCCCGGAACACTGGCCGAGATACAGAAGCTTTGACTATGGTCTTGACCGGCTGGCAGTAGGCTGGTGGGCAATTGATGAAGACGGACGGTTCTGGCTGTACCGGGCCTTTGAGAAAAAGGATCTTATCGTATCAAAAGCCTGCGCCGAAATCGATGAACACACGCTGCCGGGAGAGATTATCTCCGCAACATATGCTCCTCGTGATATCTGGTCACGGTCGAAGGATACAGGCCGGTCAATGGCAGAAACGTTCATGCAGAACAACATCCCATTGATTATGGCAGACAACTCCCGTGTCCAGGGCCACATGCTGATGAAAGAGGCAATGGCTCCGATACCGCTGCGAGATCCGAAAGTAAAAGCGGTATTTGAGGCACGGGGTATAGAAGTCCCGAAAGAGCTTCCCGGCCTGATGATCTTCGATTCCTGCGATGAAGTGATAAACGATATCCGGGATATCCAGGCCGACGAGAAGAACCCGAACGACTGCTCCAAAGACCCGCACGAAGTAACGCACAACGTCGATATGGTCCGTTATTTCGTAATAAGCAGGGTGTCTTCTGCTGAGAAACCGGTGAAAGTAGAAGAAGATCCGTTCGCAGAACTCGAAGACGAACCGGCAGAAACATACGAAACTTACATGATGGGCGGGGAAATCTCCGCAAGCTATATGGGGTACTGACATGGAAGAAGGAAGAACCGAAACACGCGGACGCAAGCCGACATACCCGGATATTAAAGTGCTGCGTCAGAAGATAGACGAATACTTTGTCGAGAGCAACGAAAAGAACGAATTCCCCGATTTTGCCGGAATGCGTCTGTTCCTGAAACTGTCAAAGAAAGACGTTGATGATCTGTGTTCCCCTGAAATAAACGGTGACAAAGCATACGAATATAAAGCCGTATTTGAGTGGGCAAGAGACAGGCGTGAAAGCATTCTGGTAAGGCGGCTGGTAACTGAGCCGAAAATGGCACAGGGTATCAGGCTTGCTCTGGCGATGCCGGAGAATGGCGGGTATTCAGACAAGGCTGCTGAGAATCAGGATCGGAAGGTACATATCAAAGTTGCCAATGAGGATAAGGAGCTTTTCAAGTGACGATTGAAATATTTTGTGGGGTTATTCTGTTCGTTCTGAGCGTTGCTGTTTTTGCACTTGCAATGTCGATCAGGAAAGTAGACAGGAAAATTGATAAAGTCGATTCCATTATGACGAAGGGCCTTGCCAATATGGCACAGACAGTTTCGGATGTAGTGGATACTACCACTTCCCTATCCGACAAGCTGGAAATGTTTGAGGTTGATCCTTTAGATCTGGAAATTGAGCAGGCGAAGAATGAGGTGTTATCTGAATGGGTAAAGAGTGTAGTTGCTTACAATCCATACAAAGGTACTCCCCATAGAGGTAATTGATTATGGATGAATACAAAGACGAATACAATGATGGTATTTCGGAAGACGAAGAACTCCTTGGGTTATTCAAAGGTCAGGACAAGCCAACCTACAAAATAACCTGGGCGATGTACCAGAAAAGCCTGTCGTTCAACCAGCAGATTAACCTGGATGAAACTGTAAAGGTAAACGAGAATTTCTTTGTAGGCAAACAGTGGGAAGGTGTCGCATCGAACAATCTTCCTACTCCGCAGGTAAACATCCTGAAGAGAACGGGTATGTTCACCGTGGCAACAACGGTAAGCGACAACATCAAAGTAACTGCTTCCGCTCTGGCGAATACAGTCGGGACAACGAACTACAAGAAGCTTGTCCAGGTAGTCAACGACGAGTTTGAAGCAATCTTTGAGCGGAACAAAATCCCGTCACTTGTCAGGGAGTTTGCAAGAGATGCCTGCGTAGACGGCGATGGCTGCATCTATTCCTATTGGGATGCTGACATGGAGACCGGGCAAGATGCCAAAGGCGGGATCAGAAGTGAGCTGGTCGATAACGTCCGTGTCTTCTTCGGGAATCCGTCTGATGTGCATGTGCAGGAGCAGCCCTGGATAATCATTGCAAGACGAATGCCGCAGAGAAACGCCCGGCTTATGGCGAAGAACAACGGCTCTAAGGAATGGCGCAACATTGTTTCTCACCCGGACGAAACACAGGCCGTGGACGAGGCGAAGTACAACGACGATCTTGTTACGATCCTGCATCTGTTCTGGCGTGACGATGAGACAGATGAAATCTGGGCATACTGCTGCGCTGAACGTGCTGATGTCGAAGAGCCGAAGAGCCTCGGTATCAAGCACTATCCTATCGTGTGGCTGTGCTGGGATGTAATCAAAGACTGCTATCACGGTCAGGCAATGCTTACCGGGCTTGTGCCGAACCAGATTGCCATTAACAAGACCCATGCTCTGACGCAGGTGTCTATGATGAATATGGCATTCCCGACAAAGATCTATGACAAGACAAGGATCGGGAAAGTAACGAATCAGGTCGGCATGGTCTACGGGGTGAACGGTTCCGTCGATGGTGCAATGAAAGTAGTTGATGGCTCCAACATTTCACCGCAGGTCTTCCAGTACATTCAGTCGTTTATCGAACAGACGCAGTCAAGCCTTGGTGCAACGGACGTTGCTCTCGGTGATACGAGGCCTGACAACACTTCCGCAATTATTGCTCTGCAGCGGGCAGCTGCAACGCCGTCCGAACTGACGAAGCAGAATATCTACTCCGCAATTGAGGATCTGTCTCGGATCTATCTTGATTTCATGGGTGAATACTATGGAAGAAGATACGTTGACAGGCCGATTAACGATAGAGAAAGAGTCCTGGTCCAGATTGCACAGCAGGCGAACCCGGAGCAGGAGATGCCGGAAGAAGTGCCGGAGCAGTTTAATTTCTCCGAACTGAAAGAACATCCGGTTATCCTGAAAGTAGACGTTGGTGCATCCACTTACTACTCTGAGATTGCATCCATTCAGACTCTTGAAAACCTGCTGATGCAGGGTCAGATCTCCGTGGTGCAGTTCCTTGAGAGACTGCCTGATGATTACATCCCGCAGAGGATGGCACTTATCAGCGAACTCAAGAACCAGCTGGCAGCGATGCAGCAGCCCGCTCCCGCAACGGATATGGCCGGGGCTTTGCCTCTCGGCAACGAAGGTACATCGGCAGGCGGGATGGTAGCACAGACACAGGCACAGATGGATATACCTACAGGAAGTGGAAACGGGGCATTGCAGAGAGCAATCATGCAAACCGGTGATACGAAGGGGTTAGTGTGAAATGATTAGAATATATTGCGAAGCGGCAACTGCCGTCCTGAAAGAAACAGAAACCCTGACTTCCGGCATGGCGAATTATCCGAAAGGCGTTATCACTTTCTCGGAAGCATGGGAAGGCCTCGGCAAAGCTGTTATCTGCCGTGCAGGCACTACTTCCAGCGGCTCCGATCCTATAGCACCGGAAGATAACCTGCTTGTGACTACTGCTTACGGTGGACAGTTTACCGTACCTCAGGAATGTATGGCACAGTCCGGTGTTGAGCTGTACATCGGTATTCAGGGCGTAGGCGGTGCAAACGGCAGCGAAGTGGTTATCCCGACGATCTGGGTATCTGCCGGTACGATTATGGAAGGTGTCGATGTAGACGAAGCTTCCAACGTAGGAACTGCTACCCTGTCCCTTGTCGAGCAGATGATTGCTTATGCCGGGGAGATTGAGGAACTTGCAGAAGGGCTTGACGAGGGTGTTATCCGTACTGTCAGTGTGAATGACTCGCAAGCAAACCAGTACGGCATTGTCGATGTACAGATAACCGATACAGGCTCCGGCGAAGACAGGACGCTGACATTCTCCTTTGCAAACCTGAAAGGCAACGGCATTGTATCTCTCACATTCGTCAATACCGAAGAGAATTATGGCCGTATGGTTGTAACACTTGACGATGGAACAGTCACTACGTTTGACGGCGTGAAGGATGCAATCGCAGCTGTCAGTACCTACCTGGACGAGAATGTTGCAGAGATCATTGCAGAGTATATCGAGGAACATCCTGAAATCGTCACTACGGTTGAAGACGGTGCAATCTCCTACCAGAAGCTCGATAATGACCTTCAGAACAGAGTAGACCTATTCGATAACATCGGATTTGAATATGTCGAGATGGTTTAAGAAAGGGGGAAGATAAAGCAAATGTCTTATGGCAGACGGCGATATACAAGCCAAACCTCAGTAATAGATACTGAAACTGTATATGACGTAACTCAGCAGAAACTACAGAGCGAAATCAATGCAGCACAGGCAGCAATCAATGCAGCTGACAATGTAAAGGATTTTTCCGATACTGCTACCGACATCAAAGTGAACGGTACGCAGTCAGCCGGTTCCAGTACAAAGGCCGCAAGAGCAGACCATGTACATCCGATAACCTCTCTTGCCGCTCTTGGATTAGGTTTTGCTTCTTGTAGCACAGCAGAATCTACAGCGGCGAAGGAAGCTACACTGAGCGGATTTATCCTGAAAGATGGAGCAATGCCAACCGTCAAATTCACATATGCTGTACCCGCTCAAGCAACGTTGAACATCAACAGTACGGGTGCGAAAAGTATTTACATCTTAGCTGCCGGGATGCTGACGAAGGTTCCAGCAGGATTCATCAAAGCTGGGGACTATGTGACGTTTTTGTACAACGGCTCGTACTATGTGGTGCAAACAATCTTCAGGCAGGTAAGGGAAGTCAACAACTTTGGGAACATCACTTCACTCAGCATTGAGGAAGTCTCATCGTAGGGGGTACATAAATGTCAAACAAGAAATACAAATTAACTGATGGTAATTACTGGGAAGCATCAGGCATTTATGACCTCGATAAGAACAAGACTCAGCGAGAGATTAATAGTGATTTATCGGACGCAATAAATTCCAAAGCAGAATATGTGGATTTAGGCGTTATTTCTCAGACCACATACCCAACAATTCCAGCTCAAATAGAACAGGCTTTCAACACAATAACACTATACAACAAGCCGGTTGTGTTTCATTACACATGCAATGGTGAATGGTCTGGGTTGGCCTACAAATACACATTTAATAATCATGTTTATGGCAACATATATGTTGCGGATGCGGGAAGTTTGTCCTTCGTTTATGTTATTGCCGATGTGTTTAGTTACAAACGTTTAGTTCCACAACAGGACGTTATTCAGCCAAATTCAAGAATTACTGTGCCAACGGGTTCAACAGGTGTAACGAAGTCTCTTTCTGGGCTTACCGCAAACCATGTGCTTATAAAGTGGAATTTTTACACAGCAGCAAGTGGCGGTTCGGTAATTGCAGAGAATAATGCCCCAGAAGATATGGAGTGGTCAACTACCGCAAACAGTTTTACTATTAAAAATAATGGATCGTCAACAGTTTATTGCCAGCCAATATTCGCACTACCTGAATTCATAACCGTATCTTAATGAAAGGATATATTTTATTATGATTAGAGAAATATTTAAGGTTACAGCAGAAATCGTGGATGCAAATGGAACGTATAATCCCCTTAGTGGTTATCCGAAAACATTTGACAGCAGAAATTACGACAATGACATTGCTAAAGCGCAGAAACGTGCCGAGGGTGATTGGCACGAAGTCATGGGAGCATTTGACAAGAGAGATGATCGTCAGCTCCAGATTGCACAGGTAATTCAGCTTTCTACTGGAGCAGTTATTCAGAATGATTACGTTGGGAAGATTGCTGAAGTGGAGGAGCAAACGAATGAGTAAAAATCCTACTCCATATTTGGAGGTGCGTTAATGGCAGACGGAAGCATAATATCAAGAATAAACAGATCATATGGTGGAGTTTTATCTGCTGGGCAAAGCTTCGATATTAAAATGGGGACTGGCAGATATATGGCACTTATCTTTTGTGCCACCGCAGGTAATCCATCGACGCCAGCTTTTTTCATCGGCAACCAATGGGGCGGAATTGCAACTGTTCATAGTATTGCTAATGTAAATATATCTTACAGTAACTCGGCTTTTACATTGACAAACAACACAGGCGGCTATCTGGATTTTGGGGTTATTATTTTAGGCAACATAAACGGATAAGTAATTTAAAGTAACCATTTAATGGACATCGGTGGACACCGTGGTGCAGGGGAAACCTACTTCTGCTAAGTGACCGAACGTTATCCGCTTGCGGTTGGCGAAAAGGACGGTATCAACCACAAATCAGTGATTCCCCACTGCTCTTAAAAGAGGGAACGAAAAAAGAAAACTGAGTCGGCTCAGTTTTAACTTGCCGATGGTATGGATAGCACAGAGTACGATTCCATAAATTGGGAGTTTTACAACCGAACCAAAGAATGCAGTAGGCTGTTCGCAGATGTGTTCTTGAAAAGAGAGGGTTGTCGGAAATCTTCTCTTAGTTCTTGCAATCACAATTCTGCTGTGTGCGTTTATCCGACAAACGGCATAAGCGGATGCGTGACCGAAAAAAGAAGAGGGGTAATCAATACCCCTGCTTCTTCAACCAATAGTCGAGTGCTTTGGCAATAGTCCATGAACGATTTCTTTCTTCCTCTTTCATGAACTTTTCCAACCGCTCGATGATGGATGTGGGAAGAGAGATGTGGAAATCGTCATACCCTGTTTCTTCTTCCCCACGGCGTGAACGACCACCGTTGATGCCCATTAATGACCACCTCCTACTCAATATTATACGATGGTTGTCAATGAGCATGGGTGATCAACATTGACCAACTTTTAACGTAACCAATAACTACCAATAACCATTGATATTGATTCTGTGACGGAATAGGTAGACGTGTTAGCGGGAGATAGTCAGCGGGGCAGAGGTAACGTTACTGCTCGAGGATAAGGACGAAAGTCATGCGACCCGACATCGTGCTAAAGGCTATCATGCAAGGTGCAAATCCTTGCCAGAATCAAAAAAAGAGAGATTACCTCTCAGTAACCCCTCTTCGCAAGATACTCATCGAGTGCTTTCTGGATTGTCCATGATCGATTGCGTTCTTCTTTCTTCATGTACTTTTCCAATCTCTCGATGATGGATGGTGGGAGTGTGATGTTGTACTTCACATAGTTGCCTGTCTCTTCGATACCACGGAGAGATCGTCCACCATTGATACCCATAGGGCATCACCTCCACCTATCATCTTAGCATATTCTGTCAATGGTTAGGGGTAAATATTGATAGTTAGGAATAACTAACTTTGAGAGAAATCATTAAACGACAAACATTTTTTTGACAATGAGGCAGAAGGATGATAATCAATGACTTTATTGAGTTTATTGCGGGGGTTATCCACATCCACGCTCTTTGCGAGACTAAGAAATGCAAGAAGTGCGGAAGAGAATACCCGTCCAGAGGCAAGAGAGACATTGGTATCTGCCCCAACTGCCTCAGAGAATCAAATCTTATCGGGGGGCCACTTGATGACAAAAGACGAAGCTAAGAAAAAGATCCGGGATTGGTGCATGTCTCAGGTCGGCTATCACGAAAGCCTTGACGGAAGCAACAAATATGCTGACGGCATCTGGGATATGAAGCTGTACGGTTTCGATGGAACGAATGTCCCCTGGTGCGATATCTTTGTAGACTACTCGTTTATCAAATGTTTTGGTTACGACAATGCTGTAAAGATGACGTATCAGGAACCGAAAGGTTATGCCCTTTGCCGTGCTTCAGCTGATGCTTACAAGAAGAACGGAGCATATTACAAAAGACCCGAAGCCGGGGATCAGGTATTCTTCATCTATGGTGGAGAGATTAACCATACAGGAATCGTCATGGGTGTAGACGGAGATACAATTACATGTGTCGAAGGGAACTACTCTGACGGAGTAGGATTTACCCGGTACAACCTGAGAAGCACCCACATCATTGACGGATACGGCAGGCCGGATTGGAGTGTTGTTTGTGAAGAAGAGAGTGTAAATAATTCTTCCTTTGACGATGTCGATGATACACAGTTTGACATTGTACACCCGGAGAATTACCGTACGTTCATGCATCTTGAGTATGGTGACGGAGACGGCAATCCCCTTCCCCAAGTAAAAGCATGGCAGAATCTCCTTCTGTGCTGGGGATACGATTTGGGGATATGCGGTGCAGATGGGGAGTTCGGTTTTGATACAGAGAACGCAACCCGGCAATGGCAGGCAAAAGCAGGTGTCGAAGTGAACGGTGTTGTTGATGAGGACGATTGGCTCGGAATCGTCAACGTGGAGGGAAAAGTATGATAATGAACATGTGCTCCGGTGGGTTCAAGGCATACTTTACCGCAACCTATCCAGCCGGAACAACGACTCTTAAATGTGTTCATGAAGATGGCACAGAGCTGACAGCATCGGGACTCGATGCATCAGGCAGCACATATGCATTCGTCTTGCAGAAGAAAGGCAAGTGGCATCTGACAGCAACGAAGTCTTCCACAAGCCAGAGCACAACCGGCGTGACGAAGAATGTCACACAGAACCGTGGTCAGTATACTGATACGATAGCATTCGAAGATATCGGCATCGGCGGCACGATCAATGTCACAGCCCCGGCGAATATAACTGTTCAGGTTATCAAAGGCAACGATCAGTCAACAATACAGAGAAAGTCTTCCGGCAGCACAGGGCAATGTTCATTCTCAATCCATGACGGCGGTGTCTGGACAGTATCTGCTGCGAACTGCGAATCTGTAGATGTTAAGATCAACACGCAGGGCCAGACGGTAACTGCAAGACTGAGAATGCCGGTCACGGTTTATATCCGTGGCGAACAGTACACAGGCACTTATGACGGAGCAGATCATTCTGTCAGCTCATGGTCCGTAACCAGACGGACGAACAGCGGATACACTGATAATAAATTCAAGTGCAACAAGACAGCTACACAGCTGAAGAAGACAAGGCAGAATGCCGGTACTACGGCAATGGGATTGTCTGCTGGGGATTTCCAGAATCTCGATGATGACTATACTCCGACATTCGAAGTAGAAGACGGTTATGTTACGATCAACAAGGTAAGCGTAACTGTCACAGTAACCGGCGATTATAAATCCTACTCTTATGAC